GGCATTCTTTTAGACTCCCAACATCGTTGCGATATTTTCTAAATTAATCGGTATTTCAATAACATCGCCCTTGTTTAGGTGAGCCTCAGTAGGAGCACCGTTGTACCATCCAATAATCCACCACAGTTCAGGATTACCATAATACTTGTTGGCAAGATTGTAGAGCCTGTCGCCATATTTCCAAATATGGGTGTCTGTGTTTAAAGAAGATCTATCCAGCACATCAGGATGATATAACGCTGATGTTCCATAATGTACTATTTTTTGAAGCTTTCGCATGCGTCTGGCTATTGCCGAACTCTGTTCTTCGTTAACGAATACCTCTGTTTTTTTATATCTCGACATTACTCGTACGACTCCACTGCTGCGACAGCAGCCGCATCAACACCCTCATCCAAGCCGGTATGGCCGGTACCCGAGTCGGTATACCCTGCGTCTTTGAGTTCTTGACCCATGACAGCGCCGGCGATATACGCCCTCTTCTCGGCATTCTTGATCTTGCCGGCTTCTAGGCGACGTTTGTCTCGGCCTAGGCGACCTTCACCCCCAAAGAGACCTTTCGTGCCGAACATGCCACCATAGCGAGCTTCCGCATTTTGTCTCATTTGTTCTACTTCTGCTCTGTTAGCTTCAGCTTGTGCGGCGTCATCCCAAGACTTGCCTTCGTAATCGCTACCCATTTGTCTAGGATCAAAAGTGCTAACACCGTAAGGAAAAACCTCGGCTTCGCTAAACTTGTTACTTGCGTCCCAGCCTAGGCCGTGTTCGTGAATCGGAGTGAATGAAATAACGACTTCAATGACTTTCGGTAAAATTGTATTTGCAACTGTTTTGTTAGTTTCAGCATGAAGCATCTCAAAAACACCGGATTCTCTGTTCTCTAAATTATGATTAATGGTCAAGCTTGAAATAAATCCAAGCTGGCCATGTTGAGGTTCCGGGCCTTTGGAGCTATAGTCTTGATAATATTTTGATTTTTCTTGTAAATTTCTAAAATTTGCTTGGCCGATGGTGCGCTGTATGTCTTTGGTGTTTTGCAGAAGGTTCATGACCTTTAATCTCACCAATGGTCCTTGGGATATGGTTTGCGCCTCCTGAACGTTGATGTAATTTGGATACACACTCTGTATCAAGGTTTGTACTTTGCCAAGATTCTCAAATGCTTCACTTTCGCTGGCTGCGGGTATAACGAAGCTTAAGTTTATTGTACGATCTGTTTGAACGAAATTGTGGATCTTATCAGCACGACCAAAAACCGCTTCAGATTGCCAATTCGGAGTGTATGTCTCGTTATAAGAAGTAATGAACGCTTTAAAAAACACACTAGTTTGGCTAGCTTCATGCAGAAAAGAGATATAGAGCTTTTTATTGTTAGCGAGGCCGTCTGTACCGTCAGCATACCATACATTAGATTTTCTGCCAACTCTGTTGACCTTATACTTGTGAGCATCAAAAATTTGATTGTAATAATCGTATGCCGATGGTCCTGATTTTGGTTCGTCTTCTGCCATTTATTTCATGTTCTCCCTGCTATTGCCTTTGCGGCTCGTTTGGTTTGAATTTTCTGTACAACTCTTCCAAGTTTTTCATCACCGATCCTAACATCAATAACGGCATTCTCGGGCCCACTATTAATATAGGTGTTACTAGAAGAATTTTGTGCAATATTTGTGTTTGCGGCGGTTGGTGCGGCGGCCCTTGCTGCGGCGGCGGGTATTGCCGCGGCGGTGGTAGCCATCGTTTTATTCATTACATCGTTACTGGCAACTTCAGATTGTGCTTTAATTGCTATGCCCACATCCGACATTGCACTACCCAAAGCCAGTGCTTTTGTTCTTGAGACGTTTTCAATGGCGGCGGCAATTTTTTCGATATTGGCTGCGGCGCCGGGGTCTGTCAAAGCATTAAAGAAGGCAACGGCAGCTTCCACAATCGTCTTAAATATATCACCTATATACGAGATTACAGCTTCAAACTTTCTAAACGGGGTCATTAGAGCGTCAAATGCTTTTTCTAACATACCACCAGTAAACATATCAAAGAAGCTTGGAGAGTTCTTTTCGGCAAAAGCGCCCATAAGACCTTTAACAGCACCAGCAAAAAGCCCAAAAACAACAATTGCCAATTTAACACCGGTTAAAACTTTAAGTAAAGGGAATAAAATAACTACTCCGAGAACAAAACCTATGCCTTTAAAAATAGGAATGAGTTCTTCACCAATATTAAGGGCGCCATCCATAGAGCCAGTAAATTCATGAAACTGATCGCTGATAAATTTTATCATATCAAAAAGCGCGGTGAATGGCAAGAATAACCCTTCAAGTATTAAGCCTAAAGCTGATAGTTTTTCACTTCCTAATTTTATAGAATCCATAAGCATAAGTATGCCACCGACTGCTGCCCCGATGGGCCCACCAAGAGCAAATCCTATCAAAGCTCCACCTAGCACTTTCATTACTCCTGCATTGTCTGACATAAATGTAAGCAAGCCACGAAATGCATCTATCAATGGTGTTAGTATTGGAATCATTTGAGCAAATACGGCATTTAGCTGTTCTTGGAATGAAGCAAGGGTTTTGGCTTCTTTTGCAGCTTCTTCAAAGTCCTTGGTTGTTTTCTTTGTCTCATCTGAAACAGAATCCATGTTTCCGCTTAAGGTCAAAGCAAGATCACCAATGCTATCAAGACCAAGTGCATCTTTGTAGAAATTCTTCTGATAGTAGGACATGGTATCAAAGGATAGCCCTGTATCTAAAATAGAGTCTCGTATCATTTCAAATCTAGCAGTTGGATCTGTCTCCATCATAAGATCCATAGCATTAACAAAGTTACCACCAAGTGCAGCGTTTAACTTACCAGCTTGACGGGCGGCGCCCTCAAAAGTATCAAATTGATTAACTATATTCAGCAACTTGCTCACCGATAGGCCAGTTACCTTGGCTGCTGCTGCTAAATCCCTAAATGCCTCGTCGCCGTTCTCGCCTAATTTCATCAAAGAATCAGAAGCCTCTCCAAACTGGCCAGCCAAGGCCTCGGGGGCGACTCCAAGTTCTTGCGCAAAACCGACCATATTGAGCATTTCTGCGCCGGCGGCTTCAGCGCTCATACCCATGCCTTTCGTTAATGTCTGTATGCCTTGCGCCGTTTGTTGATTAGAAACGCCAAATTTTTCTAACACAGCGGTAGTTTTAATCAAGCTATTCCTAACTTCAGTATCTTGGATAGTTGAAAAATCTGTAAAAGTGTTGTAAAGTGCACCCATTGCAGCGCCCATATCTGCCGCTGTAGCCGTGAATTTACGGCCTTCCTCGTAAGTAACCGAAAGTGAACGTGCGAACTCCTGAGAGGCGCCTGTAGACTTCATAAACGCATTCTCTGCGTCACCTAGCTCAACTGCTAATTTGCCCATTGACTCTATTAAACTGATAAGAGCCAAAGCACCCATCTTTTTACCAGCGGCTTGAAGACCTGCGCCTAAGCTTTCAGAACCTTGTATTGTTTTTTGAATGCTGTCGGATAATTCACCCTTCATAGTATTTGATATACCCTTCAAAGCCCCTTGGATACCGCTAGCGTCACCGCTAAACAAGCCTTGAGCAATGTCACTGGCATTATTACCAAAATTAGATAAGCGACTGTCTAATTCCTCAAGATGGGCAAGATGTTCAGCTTCTTTCTCGGTAATTCCATCTAGAGTTTTAGCTTGTTCTCTGAGGTATGCAATCTCAGCTTGGCGCGCTTCTTTGACAGCTTTTAGTTTTTCCTCAGTGAGAATTGTTTTTTTATAACCTTGGTCTAGAGCGTCTACTTGTTTATTTAAAAGTATAACAAGATCTTCAGCATCTTTTTTCTGCGTCTTGAGCAAATCAACTGATTTTTTTAATGAACCTATAGTTTGTTCAAGACGAGCGACTAATTTCTCATTTAAATCGTTTCTTTGTAAAAGTGTTGTCAGTTGCTCTTCATTAAGAGAGTTTATTTTTTTAGCTAATTCAACTTTAGCATTAAGACTTGAACGAGATTCTTTCTCAAGTTCTTGCAGTTCTTTGGCTAATTTTACTTCTTCTTCGGTGGCCACAACAAATTCCTCTTAAAGTAAATAGTTTTATACTAAAAAAGCCGGGCGTGCTTATTTTTGTGATCCGGGAGGCGCAAACTGAGGCGGCATGCTCGGGGCATTATCTGGGGTAAGGGTATGAGTATTGGAGTTAGAGCCGCCTTTGCCTTTAGAGGCATTCTCAATAGCTTCTTTTTCCATCTCTAATTGTCTAATTAGGCGCTGTGTGAACCATGAGCGTAGACCAATTGGCAAATTATATGCCTCTAAGAAAGACCATCCTCCTGAATATTTCAGGAAAAAGAATTGTTCATACACGTTCTCCATGTATTCATCGGTCAGGCCAAAAAAAGTCCGCACTGAGCGGCACCTCCATGTCCTGATCGTAATTACACTCGCCACACTCAAAATGTTGAGTCATATCAACATTCGGCGCCGTGAGCTTATACGCCAACCTTAGATGGCGCGAATCAGAAGATGGCATATTTTCAACAAGGTATCTAATCGCATCAATACTTGAGTCACCGTTAACAGCAACAATTAACGATGCTAATTGGCGAGTAATACCGTGTTCTTGGCGTTGTTTTTTGTCCGCCTGTGCTCCGGCAGCGAGACGCTTTTCATCCGTCCCTGTCAAAAGCTTAAAAGTTACAATAACATTGGTTTTAGGCAATGTTACATCAAATGTACTATTTTGGTTATCGGTTACCGACATTGTGTTGTCGTCGTCGCCAGTATAAACCGATGCGTCGTTTAAGTCAAAAGAGTATTCCTGACTTTCGCCACATTGCGGGCATGTTACCTTAGTTGTATAGTCATTACCATATCCCGATACACGGGTGGCTACAATAATGGCGTTTCTGTCGCCGATGAACAGCGAGTCAGGATCAATTGCCTTGTTTATGATTAGGCTACCAATCACTCTATCGAGGGCAACGCCCTTTTTAAGCAATGTCCGCGATGTAAGCATATCTTCTTCTTTTGCGGTCATCTGCTTAATTTCAATCGCCGATTCACCATGTAATGGGTGGCCCGGCGGGTAGTATCTACCACCTGAAGGTAATTCCACAAATTCTGTTGGAATTACAAATGAGAAACCTCCCACTCCTTCGTTCATAGCTTGAACTGGCGGGGAAGTATCCTGTTGTTGAGCGCCTCCTTGGGAGCGATCTTGATTTCTAGACAATGTACACCTCTCGTTTTATTAACTTGTCATCATGTGTTAAAGAAGCTTGTTCCACCACCTGCTACTGCGACCGATGGGTTGGCGGTTTCAACGCGGGCCCAGTCGTACATAAGCTCAACTGTGGTGGTGGTAAGCTCATCGTCACCATATGAAAGTTGTCCAAGTTGAACGTCTTTAACAAATGCATTCCAAAGTGTCCAAGTTTCAAGTGGTTTACCGTCAGAATCAATTTGAGAAATGATAACGGTACCGAGGGCGCCGGCGGCCTTCGCCTTGGAAATAGAACCAAGAGAAGTTGCGTTAGCGGGGGGCTGATAGCCGGATAATCTTAAAATATCGGAGAACGTTGCTGTGACGTCGGGATTAACAGGGTCGACCATTTCAACGGAAATTGTATTCCAAGTGACAGCGCCCGGATAGTAAAACTTATGGTTTAGATAAGCATGCTCTACATTTTCAATAGTAAAGCTGGGCTTTGTTGTAGTTTTGGCGTACCATGCAATGGCACCACCTTGCTCAGCTTGAATTCCTTGGAATTCTATTGTAAATCTGAAATTTCTTTTTGGATCTTTGAGGGTTACGTCCTCTCCGAAGTTTGTTGACCAAAATGGCATTGTTTGAGTTCTCCTGTTTATAACAATAAATAGTGAGGGGAATTATTTTCCCCCTATGTTTTAATCATCAAATGATGCACCAGTGTTGAGGATTACGAAGTCAATAGCGATGAATTCGATGGCTCGTGCTGGTTTAATCATAATCTTAGCGTACATAATGTTTTGATCAACAAGATCAGGCGTCGTAGTAGACTCATCAAGGACTAGGCGATAGTCAGTGATACCGTATCTTGTCTTAACATTTGCAAGGAATGGTTCTACAAGTCCCTTGAAGCGGTTCCAAGTTGCCTGCACATTTTGCTCAAAGAGAATTTGAGTGGACAGGATGGAGATCTGCTTCTTGAGGTAGATAACCAAGCGGCGGACATTGATTCTATCAAGCGCTGATTGACGCTCTTGGAGAGTCTTTTGTCCGAACAACACGATACCAGAGCTTGGGAAAGAAGCAATTGGGTTAATGTTGTACTCGTAAAGGGTGTCGCGATCTTTAGAGGTTAATCTTTCGCTGACATTCACAATCGGGATTCCAGCGGCACCATCGGTAAGTCCGCCGCGGTTAAAGCCAGCGGGAGCAAACCAGACATCAGTCTTGGCTTCGGAACTTCCGAGAACACCAAGAATTGCAACGGTTGGTGGTATCCAGACAAGCTGTCCCGTTCCTTCGTCGCGGGTCTGTACCCATGGATAGAAGGTTGTTCCGTACGAGGAATCAAGCCTTCTGTCTCTAAGGCCAAGAGAAGCTTGGTCCGGATTCGTGCCGATTCTGCTAGAAATATCCGAGTAATATTGTTCGTGAGCAGGGATGTAGACGTTTGGAAGGTCAATCAAGGCCATCGCGTCAGCGCGCTCTTCGCAGATATCAATCATGCGCTCTGTAAGGGTCTCTTGAGTGAGACCGGGCGCTGTTAATAGGTTCATATCCGTCATCTCAGGATCTGAAACTGTATCAATCGCACGCCTATATGTGTGGAAGATATAGTTGTTGTCCTCTGTGGAAGTTGATGACATGAACGCATTGTATGTCGGATCTGGTCTGGTGATATCCCAGCCGTCGGCGCCACCCCAGAATGGAGCAGTAAATCGGTTATAGCCTGCATCGAGAATATCGGTGTAAGATGCGCTAGTGACAGAAGCCTCTGCTTTACGTGAACCGGAGTTATAGTAATATGCAGAGCCGGAAGTCTCAATATCATCTAATGAGAAGATATAGGACCATGCGTTGATACCTTTAGTAAGATATACGCCAGTTGTCGGATCGTCAGGGAAGTTTGCATATGGCAATCTGTGGAAATCTGCGCAACTCGCATCGGGCCTTGTAGAAGACGGACTACGAGTGGAACTGAATCCAAAGTACGCATTAGTGGGGTCTCTCAGTCCACCATCGGAAGCCGAAACTCTGATGGAGGAACTTGGGAACAACAGTGAACCACTTAAGCAATTGATGGTGGCGCCGGCATCGGTACCAACCGATCCAGACAATAATGGCTGGCGGGCTTCAGTTTCTTCTTTACCATTTCTGTTACCGTGAATAAACTGGTTGGCATTCAGAACAAACGAAGTTTCTAATGTTGACATACCAATTTCTGAACCCGTAATGCCAGTAACGGTCTTCGGCCTAGGAGGACCATAATAGCCAAACGGAACAAGCGATGAATCGGTTGCGCCGGCTTCAACATCTCCGTCAAGTTCAACATAAAAGTACTTAGACTTGTTTGGATAATCACCATAAGTTTTGAGCATCTTGTTGGTTGAATCCCATGCTACATATTGAGTACCGATCTTGCGGCCGATATAGCTAGGAGATTTTGGATCTAAACTACAGTTGTCAAATCTTTCTAGAACAACAACCTTGTTGTCTGTGTCTTTAATGTCCCGAACAACAACCGAGAAGGTGCCATAAGGATTTTGAGTGGTAGAAGATTGACGAATTTTTTCAATTGATACCTTGCAGTTCTTATGTAGCCATTCGCCATGGCCGCGGCCAACTAAGCGGAACAGCTTTTGAGCGTTTTGCGGTTCATAAGAGCCGGCGGCGCCCTGATCTTGGCCGATAAACCAACCAGCAACTGCTTCGCGCGAGGCTTGTGCCTTCATGTTAGCCGGCTGGTAGTCATTATCAAGCTCGCCGCCAAAGCCCATTGGAAGCAGAACGCCGAATGTCGTAGCCAAACTATGTAAGCCTTTTCTGCGCAGTGCTTGCTCGTAAGATTCGCCGAGCCAGTAGTCTTTTCTTGCCGAAGCAGGATAAAATGTAGTTGTGTTGTTACTAGCAACTTGAGGATTAGTGTTAAATCTCTTTCTAATAAATGTTTCTTGTGTGTCATCGAAGCCAAACGTAACTGTTTCTTGTGGCATGTTGCCGGAAACAATTAGCTGGTATAACCCATTTGAGTCTGATTGGATAGCGATACCGGTACCTTCGGAACCAAGATCTCCGGCATACCCAGAGGGATTCACGATATTACCACTTAAAAAGATTTTACCTTTGTTTAGATAAAATGTCGCTGCATGTGTGCCTTCGCCAATATTGGCCGAGGATCCTGAACGGAATATAAATAACCCGAATGCACCACCATTGGTGGAGGCAGCCGTAGTTGGTTTTCCTGAAGTGGCCCAGCCGGCTGCAGCATTACCACCCACAGATTTACCAGTACTGGTTTGTTGACCCAAAAGACGAATGAATGTCAGAGGGGCAACATTCGAACGAAGGAAAGCTTTAGCTGCATAGGTTCCATACATAGGTGACTGATAGTTACCATCACGGTAGACATCGCCACCTCCTGAACCGGCTACGGTATCTCCGAATTCTGTTACGAAATCTGAATATGAACTAACTTTGACCGGAGTCATCGCGAGGCCTCTACGTGAGCGCCCAATTACGACCGGCCCAATGGCATCTGCACTCTTGGGGATAAAAGAGTTATCAATCTCGTTGATAAAGACTCCCGGAGATACAAATTTAAAACTTTTCACTGACATTATGCGTCCCTCTCTTTGGTTTAATGTACTTTATGCTTGCGCAATCAAAGATAAATAGTATTTTTAATCCCAAAGACACTTCAGGAAGTGTTTTAGCCCCCAAAAAAGTCTTCGGTACCGGGAAGAGGTTCTGATTCACGGGGGAACATGAGTTCAACAATGCTTTCTTCGATCCTTACAATCGGACGATCGTCGTTTTCCCCTTCTCCCATTAAATAACCGAGGACCCGGATGTTTATTTCAGATGTAAACATTCTCATCTCTTCATCAAGATTGGACACATTATTACTATGTGTAAAGCTCTGATCAATAAAGGCCTCATAAGAGTGGCCGTTTCTTTTCATTGTAAAAGAGTTAATTTGGCCGGTTCTAGTGATGAATGGGGCCATCATCTCGTTCATCTGTTGTTGATACTCACATTTAATTACAATTTTGTACTCCACATTAACATATACAGGAATGGGAATAGAGAGTGTTTGAATCACTACCTTCTTATTGACTCTTGGCGAATATAACTGATTTTCGCCTGTTGTATCGTTTCTGACAGCGTTGACAACAGCAAAATTTCTTGTTTTGTCTTGTTTGATCTTTTTGGCCAAAATCATCCGGCCGGTTCTTCCATTTCTGTCTTTGGAATAAAGGTGCGCCTGATATGAACCCTTTCTTTCTGGATCTTTGGTTATATTTGTTCTCTCGACGCTTATCAGGGGCAACTTGAGGGCGCCCGCATCGTCTCGCAACTCTTTTTCGTTCTTAATCTGAAACGAGCGCTCGGGAGTTTGCCATAAAACAGGAACTTTAATGAATCCTTCATTTGTAGTGGCGCTTAAAGATAGGTCCTCTTTCATCCATGACATTAAAGAGTAATCAATATTCTCAATATCAGAAACAAGCATCCCAATCTCTTTCAATGAAAGGTTGTTAGAATCCATTGGCAATTGTGCAAAGTCAAAATCATTAGGAAGCATCGAATAGCCCCTTTCTGGCGCGCTTGCACTGTGCTGCAATTTCAAATTCTCTACCAGCCTGCCCAAATAGCAGTTTTGGCTCTGATAAGCTGATTATTTCGTAATAATAGTCACCGTACAAAACAAAGTCTCCCTCCCTTACATAGAGATCCTGATCTTCTTCAAGCCTGCGCTTATGGAAATGAATCATAATTTCCCAAGATTTGTCAATCCCGGCGCTTTCCATGTAGTCTGTGGAATAATCTGTGAATTCTACCAGCGCATATACCCGAATTGGGGGCAAGTACGTCTTTTTGATAGCTTCTCCGTACAATTCATGAAAATCGGTGGCTCGTAAATCAATAGGATAATATAAAATTTGTTGGCCTATGACCTTTTCAACCAACTCATCGTTAATTTGTTTAACTAAGTCGCGCTCTTTCTTTCCTAGAAAAAGAGGTGGTGGCGGAGCATCGGGTTTTGACCATTTGTTATCGTCTGACATCTAATAGCTCCTATCCTACAAAAATGGGCAGCGGTGAGCGCCTTAAAGTTTCTTCTGCTGCTGTGGTCTTTTCTTGATCTTTCTTGGCCAGTTCTGGGTATTCAACTTCTTTAAGAATTTCCATCAATTTATCTTTAAGCTGTTCTTGTTCTGCTTTAGCCTGACTAAGCAACTCAGAATGGTTAAGAGTCACACTTTCCCCCGGTATGGGCAATGTTGTAAACTTGCCACGGATTTGTCCTAGCATTTCTTTACACAAAGCCAACGAATACTTGCGAATCCATTGCTTTCCGATCGCATTAATGTTCTCGTATGGAATATTGTCAAACGGAAGTGTATTCAGATTATTGATGCCCTCAATACCAGTATCAATGTCACCTTCTTCATCAAAAATACTTGATTTTATTCTAAATTTAAACCAAATACGATCTAAATAACCAGCAAAATTGTCGGCGCCTCTTGGAGCCGGATATAATCTCAATTTGTTATTAATTAATTCGTATGAATAATGCGACACTCTAGTATATAAAGAGTCTTCATACATTATGGCCTGAAGCTTGTTCTGCCATGTTGGAACAATTTCAAAAGTTGTGTCATCTGCATATTGTCCATAAGTCTGGTAGTTTCCAACCACCCCTACGCCCCCGTAGTAACCGTAAAAACGCCACATAGCTATTGGCGAGCGATAATATACCTTATCTATAATAATTCTTTTATCTGTGACTTTGCCAGAATAATCAATCGCATCACCGTTGTCGTTCACCCCGGAAGCCGATGAACTTGAAATAATGGTCTGTAAGTCGTAATCTTGTTGATTTTTTGTAGTTGTAAAGGAAGCGGAATATATCGTGGTAGTGCCCCCTACGCCGGCCATAGTAGCCATCCCATCCGCTATTTTATTTGTGTAGTTTGCCTCTATTCTTGGAAATCTTAAACTAGCGCTTACGGGGCCTGATGTAACTTGGCCTAAATGGTTGAATGTGCCAGTCACATCACCCAGTGCATCGGATAAGACGTTTTTACCTTGATGTAAGTTGAAGATATACGAATATTCTAAGACTGCCTCTTCATACGCGGCGTAAACATTGGCTGGAGTAAGCTCAATATCAACAACATCGCCGCCGAGCTTCTTATAAACATAGGCAACTTGGTCAGAAGCACCACTGCGGAACGCTGCTGAACCAGTATAAATTCCAAATGGGACCGCGGCCGACACTAACTCGGCCGAACCAGTTGAAGTCAATATAATTGCACTTGTTTGTGATTTTGGGCTTAAGTCTCTTGGCACGCACGAACCCTCCTATTAGGTAAATAGTTGATCACAACCAAAGATAAACACTTATGTAAGATATTTACGAAGTCTTCTTGGTTGTCTTGGTTTTTGTGGTTTTTTGGGTCGTGGTCGCTTTTTTAACAGTGGGCTTTTTAGCTGCGGCCTTGGGTGTTGCTTTGGCCTTTAATGTTGGGGTGGGCTCTTTTTTCTCGACCTTTGGAGCCTCAACTTTCGGAGTCTCAACTTTGGGCGCCTCAACAGTCGCTGCGGCGATGGGAGCTGTTTTTACTCCCTCTTCCGCTAAAAGAGCGGCGCGGCGAGCAGCATCTCTTCTTTTAAACATTAATCTTCTACGTGGGTTCATGATATATCCTCTCTATAAAACATGTAACACTAAATAGTTACAAAATAGCAAAAGCGAAAATCTGAAAAAATAGGCGCCGAAATTTTTTGGCAGATCGACATTTTAAGGCTTTGATCCCCAAAAGAAAACCCCCTCCGAAGAGGGGGCAAAATATAAAGATATATTTTAAAGTGTCGTAAGGGCGCTTGGTCCGGATTGTCCAATGTACCTAATGTACACTAGAACTTTTCCAGCGGTGATGGCCGTTGTACCATTTCCAGTACCTCTATTGATAAAAGCAACTGTAACGCCTGTGGTATTCAGGCCGAGGTTGTCAGCAATCTCAGAAATACCAGCTACGCCGCGGCCGTCGGGGTCATAATCAGTATTACCAACTAATTCCACGACCGCCGTTGTATCGGCGTTGTCGGATACGGATGTTGCAGTTGAAACCAAATCCAAAACTAACGTTTGGTTTGGAGCAAATGTTTCTGTGCAGATAGTATTAGCATCCACAATAGTTACATTTGCTGGTAATGTGCAAACTGTTTTAAGCATGCCATTATCCGTAGCTGTTGCATCGGCGTCCTCAAAATCAATTTCATATACCGCCTCATATACACCATATGCAGATCCTGCGGTCATGAGCGCTGTTGCAGATCGCTTGAGCGAACCAGCCCCCATATCAATCTCTCTCTTTAAATTTTCTATTAGAGCTTGGACTCTTGCCAAGCCTACTCTTTTACTTCCCATGTTTAAAACCCTCCATTTATAATCATGTCAAAAACATATGGTTGAGACTATCATAGTCTCGCCTATAAATAGTGCTGTGTTTTTTACATCTTAAAGTAGTAGAGGAGGCGGCGTGCGTTTATGGGCAAATTGTTAGCAGATTGCTTCAAATATTTATTTATTATATTCACAAAACAGGAAAGCCCCCGTCAAGGACGGAGGCTTTGCACTGAATGTGTTGTTTCTATGGTTTAGCTAGTCTTACCGGCCTCACCTAAGAGTCCGCGAACGACAACAAGGCCGTACATATCAGGACGCACCATCTTCTTCGCATAACGAGTCATCACGCCCTTGCGAGGCACGAAGTCTTC